ATAGCAGAGTTAACTTGCTGGATCTTGGACATCTGGGTCATTTGGGGCTCCTTTGTTGCTTACTATGCCATAATTATAGCAAAATACACTTTTCTGGTCAACCAAAATAATAACCCTACAATCACTAGGAGTTCTACTACTGTAAAATTAGTACGATAGTAGTACTTCTGTATTTGGCGTTGCATTTTGGTCCACATGCCCTAATTATAGCGGCAATGCATTTATTGGTCAACCAATAAAAATGTATACTTTAGTATACAGGAGTCACAGCAGGCACAGGTGTCACTGCTAGTCTTTGGCTTGGTGTGATGTCAACGTTCAATCTAGCGTCACCTAGACACTGATTGTTTTTACCTTCGCGCAAAGCACCTACCATGGCTTGGCCAGCCAAAAGTGTTGTGTCTGCCACGCTGTTTAAAAAGGCAACAGGACCACAAGCATCCAACTGTGTGCTATATTGCGGAAGATTTTGCACAAAGCTCATGGTACTGACTTTATCGCCTGCAGGAAGTGTAAAGTAGTCAATGGTACCTTCGGTAGTGTATTTGGCTGACAAATTCATTAAGTTGGCCATATACGTCCAAGCAGTGTTTAGAGTGGTCACATAAGGACTGGCGCTCAACGCACTGATGGCATTGTTGGCATTGGTAATTTGCGTCAGTACCGCGGCATCATTACCAGCAGCCAACATGGTGGTGTAGGCAGTATTCAATGTGGCGAGGCTACCAGCGGTTTGCAATGCGTTAATGGCTGTGGTGGCGGTAGTAAGTTGAGAGGCAAAATTATCATGATCAACTGCTAGGCCAATCACATCGCACGTGGTTATGGTTCCATCTGGACCTGTACCAGTAGCAACTGTACTGGAAAAATATGTAGCCACAGAAGGATCAATTGGTGCAGTCTGTGCCTGAATCAATGGCAAATCGGCCATGGTGTTTAACCCACATTCCAGAGTGGTTGGTGCCCAATAATCAGTGTTATTGATATCTACCCCAGTAGGCACATCCTGTTGAGCACGATAAAACACAGTGTCTGGACTTAATTGCGCTAGTCCGTTTACTGCCGGAGCATCGGCTACTACTGCGTCGGCAAGGTATGGCGTATCAATATCCCAAGGATCTCTTGACACTTCACTAATTGCATTGGCTAAATCAGGTAGTGTGGTGTTGATAATGTTAGTAACTTGTTCTAGCGCCACTTGCACAGCTTTGTTGGCCACTGCATCGGATGCAGGAAGCACCTTGCCCAAATCTTCACAACCATTAGGAGATGCCAGATACGCTGATACATTGTCAGCAAGATTCATATTTACACTACCATCTGTTCCATACACAGGCACTGGACCTTCTGGAGTGGGAGTCAGTAGTGTAGTGTAGCTGTAGGGAAATATTTTGGTCTGATCCAATAAGTCAGTCATGAAATTAATATTTGGAGTACTAACTTCTAATATGCTCAATACCTGTTGAAGGTCTGTATCAGTAACAGTAGCCATGCCTTGATATGCTAATTTTTGCAAACGAAGATATTCGTTTTCCGAAACTGTGTCTGGTCCTGCTAACAGAGTTTGTATTTCTTTGGCTGATAATCCAGCAGCCAGCAACGGTGTTTGTACAGCGCCAAATACGCCACCTACCATATTGCCTTCAGCGGCCAATTGCCGTAACAACCCAGCAGGTGTGCCGTATGTTTTAATGTCATTTAGGTTGGTCAAATTGCCCTGGTTTGCTAAGTCTGTTGCAAAGTTGCCAAATTCTGGATTTATATTACTTACATTGTTGGTAGTCAATGCGTCCATACCAGTAAATGTAGGGCCAAGATAAGTTTGTGCGTTGACTGCAGAATTAATGTACTGGTTGGTGGTATTAATGTAGCCTTGCACAGCCATAAACCCCAATGTAAATCGGCCTACATCACCGTTGCCAAGATATGCAGCACATGTTTGTTCAATCAAATTACTAAAGCCCGATGGGTCTAACGTAGATCCATCAGTGGAATTAAATGGAGTGGTAAGATATTCTGTTCTCAAATATGGATACGTGCCAACAGGACTAGTAGGTATGCTGTTTCCTAATGCTGGGCATACTGTGCTACCAATACTTAATAAACTTTCCAAAGTACTTTGTGTGGCAAAAGATTGTGCTTTGTAAAAATTAACTGCGGCAATAAAATTGGTAATAACTGTGGTGGCATTAAATGTCACAATTGCCGACATCAGTGCAGGAGGAAATGGTTTTATTCCTGTGTTGGCCAATAGTCCTGCCGCAGCAGTCAATTGCAATGGAGTAAGGACACCTGCCATTATGCTGCCACCCTAACATTGTCTGATCCACCGGCTCTAGCATGACCGCAAGTGTCGCCAGCGCCGGTATACACCACAGGAATGCCGCCGGCTCTAACTGTGCCAGACCCACCAGCAGTTGTGGCACTACAATGAATAGGCGGGCAACCTTTGCGACCGCAACAGGGGTGAGCACTCACAGAGTTGCCATCAACAATTACTGGGCGACCGTTGACTCGCACTGAACCAACTCCACCACTGGCCACGCCTCCTGCACCGTCTGCATCACCTACTCGTTGTACTGCTGGCATTTTATCCCACTAAGATTCGCTTTTCTGGCACCTTGATGCCTGTAGTTGCTTCGATGTATTTCATACGCACTGATTCATCTGTCAACGCAGAGATAGCAACACAATTCATATTTAGCCGGGAATTTTTCTCAGGATCTGCGGTAAACATTGACGGCACAAGTCCCATGCCTTGTGGCCCAGGAGCCACACTTACAGGGTCCTGTAGCATGGCATATCCTTCGCCAGCGTCCACAACTTTGGCAATCATTTCTTCGCCAGAGTTCAGTTTGAATGTGTAAACTTTTCCAATTTCCATTATTTGCTTTCTGTTAGTTTTGTTCGGAGTTCAGTGAACCCGCCCACAAGTTCGTCATCCAAGAAGATCTGTGGTACTGTGCGAGCCGTTGGTACTGCTTCTAATAGTTGTTCCTTGGTCCAGCCATGCATGATGTTGCGTTCTTCAAATTCAATGTTGCGTGATTTGAGCAAGGCCTTGGCTTGGTCGCAGTAAGGGCACTGGTCTTTCGACCAAACAATTGCTTTCATTTATTTTCCTTCTTTTGATTTGTCGTAAGTTTTGGCAAAGATATCTGTTTTTACAACACCATAGTCACCAGGACCATGTTTCACAATATAGTCATTGCCTTTGGTATATTCTAAGTTACCCCATGAAGCTCGAACAACACCATCATGATCAGCAAGTTTTGCTACTTTCATGATCTTCTTGGGAGTAGCTGTACCATCACTGTTGTCATCGTAGTATGCTGTAAACTTGATAGGGCTTACTGGATACCGTTCACCTTTGGGCCCAGTAATAATCTTGTGACCCACTGTGTAGGCAACAGGACCTTCTAGTGTGTCTACTGTGCCGTTGTCTGTGGCAGTTTCATAACTGATAGGTGTTGGATGCTTGTAGGTTTCGAACCCACCCGGTTGGAACCATTCGTCGTTGATCATTTTTTCTTTCCTATTCCTAATTGGTAGTTAAGTGTGTACCACTCTATTTGCCTAGTGAACGAAGCACAGAACGCATCTATAGCAATCTTACCCCTGTCCAGGATATCGGGCTCGTCTTCAAACAAATAATCATCAAACAACATGATACCACCAGGCACAAGCAAACTCCAGGCCATAACAGCATCAGCCATAACAGCATCACAACAATGATTTCCATCAATATATATGAAGTCAAATTGCTTCTTGTCTACAATAAATTGTGCCAATGTTGGAAAGCTCAGAGCTACATGAACGTTTTGAGTTTGTGTGGGCTTGAGAACTTCTGCAGTATTGGCTCTAAATCTGTTTTCCCAAGTTCTATCCTTAGTAGGTTTTTCGCCAGTGAAGGGATTTATGTGATGATTAGCAAATGGGTCTACAGATGTTATGGTCCCTGTGTCACCCAACATATTTTCTATCATCCAGCAAGTAGAACGACCTTCGTGCGCTCCAATTTCTAATACGTTATTGATACCACCTAAGTTTATTTCTAAATTTTTTTTAATATGTTCAAAGTTAGAAATATTTTTTGTAAACCAGTCTGATGTAAATTCTGCCATTATAAATCCGGTAATTCGTCGTAATTGAGTTGGTCGCCCATTACCCCAATTACATAATTAGTGCTCTCTGTTTCTTGCAAAGCCGCCTGTTTCTTGCTGGTGTCCACATGCTTGTTGAACCATGGAATGGGTGTAGAGCGTGGTGCAGGCTCTTGATACTTGATGCCAATTTCTTTCAGTGCATTGGCTGCTGTGTAGTCTACAAAGTCTTTTAAGATCTGTGCGTTAAGGCCAATCACTGGTCCTTTGTTGAACAGGTAGTCGGCCCACTCTTTTTCTTCACGGATAACATCTAGATACAGTTGGTGCACTTCGGCTTCACACTCTGCTTTGGCTTGCGCAAAGCGCGGGTCTTCTTTCACAACTTGATTGATAATCCAAGCAGTCCATTCTTTGTGCAGTATTTCATCTTGCAGGATCAACTGAATGATGTTGCCATTACCAATGAAGATCTTGTTCTCCACCATTGCTAAACTAGTAGCAAATGATACCATAAAGCGGAATGCTTCTAGTGCATATGAAGCATTGAGTGCCATCCAAATTGCTTTGACATGTGCATGATCTTTAACAGGAACTTCCAGTTCTTTTTCGCAATTGACCATGTGCAAGTGATCGTAATACTTGCCTACACTTGATGCCATATCCACAATCTCTTTGGTATCATGAATGGTACTAAACACATCCTTGGGCACATTGTAAATGTTGCGAATGATATGACTATAACTGCGGCTATGAATGTTGGTTTCAAAGAAACTCCAATTGTACATTAGTGCTTCCAGTTCGGGAATACTCACTACAGGAGTAAACACTTGTGCCGGGCCACGCCCTTGCAAGCTGTCTAGTGCAGTTTGTCGCAAGAGATTACTGGTAAAGATATGCTTGACTGTGTCTGACGCTTCTTTAAAGTCATTGGCATCCTTGCTCAATGAAATTTCTTCTGGTACCCAAAAGAATCCACGAGCTTCTTGTTCGTACTTGGCCAGTTTGTTGTATTTGACTTCTTCAAATCGTTGAATGGTCACAGGACCAGCAGGATCCAAAAACATCTTGCGATGTAGATAGTCTGTTTTGGTGGCGAGATTGTATTGTGCTTGACTCATATTACCAGTGCCTTATTGTATTTGCTATGATGAACCCGCAGGTTACAACGTGTATTATAACCCAAAAAGTCTTGAAGAACAAGGCCAATCGGGCTTCCTTCAAAGTTAAAATGGGCACATCTGGACGGTCGTCATCTGTGTGCCCCATTAAGTGGCCTGTGGCTCGTGCCCAGACCTTTTCTAAGCTATTCATAACTTACAAGATTCACAATCTTCTTCGAGATCAAAATCAATCTCAAGCATGGGCGCAGGTGCATCTTCTTTGATCATTTTACTGCCAGCTTTGTTGATAAGGCTGTAGTAGAATGTCTTGAGTCCCCAGTGATGTGCTTGCATTAGATTGCGAGCAATTAATGTGGTAGGCACCTTGCGATCAGGCCAGTGCGCTGGATTGTAGAATGTGTTGGTAGAGATTGACTGATCAATGTAAGCAGCCAACACACACGCAGTTTTCAAATAGCCAATGCAGTCTTTTTGTGCCCACATCAGTTGATACCGGTTCTTCAACCGGTGATATTCAGGCACAACTTGCGTGAGACTGCCGGCTTTGGATTCT